GGACTTTTAGAACCGACATCGACTACTAAAGATTTTACTCTTACACAGGAGGCACAGGTTGTAAAATCCCCATTTGTACGAATGATAAGTCCAGGTACTACTAAGACTCACGTTCTTTATGGCATGTTTAATTTGGACGATATAGCCGGTACCGATATTGGTGCTGGTGATGATTTTTTTGAATCTCTAGCAGAGAAAGTTCAAGGACCGGAGTTCGCTTATTACGGTGCTACTAGGGGTGAAGATAGTGATGGAAATTTAGATTCCAATTACTTAAAACCAAAACCTGGAATTAGTGGTGTTACTGTAAACTATATGCAATTTGGTGGAGCGGTTAGAAAAGCTACGGTAAAGTGGACGTGTTGGACCTTGGATCAGCTTGCAATGTACCAGAAGGGTTCGTTTTTATCGGCTGGAAGAAACGTTATATTGGATTGGGGATGGGTTAGAGGAGAAAAGAATTTAGCGTTTACAGTTCCTAAAATACTGGTAAAGAGTGGTGATAATGCTATGTTAGACGAAAATTTATTTAAGATTGAGGTAGAAGATGATGGAAAGACAAAAAAGTCTATGTCACCATGGGATAAACTTTACCTGTCTCATTACGGAGATTGGTCTGGTCTGATTGGTACTATATCGAAGTTTGATTGGGCGATGAGGGACGATGGAGGATTTGATTGTACTACCGAGTTGCTGGCTAGGGGAAGTAACATATTTTCAAAGCCTATGAAACAACCTCAAAGCGAACTAGGATCTACGGTTCCAATGATTGCACCAACATTTTCCGAGTTTATGAAGGATTTAGCTGATAATGTTGTAGGAAATAAAGAAGACCATGCCGATACGCTAGCGTCTTTTGCTAACGTTCCTCTCTTGAACATTACGGAAAGGATAGCGGCTCTAGATATAGAGTTAATTTCTAAGTACTTTCCTGATGTTACATTTACGGAGGAAGAAGCATATAAGGTTGAGGTTTCTAAGGACAAGTGCTGCGTAGCTATTTTAAGAGGAGCAGATAAGGATGCAGAAGGAAAGATACAGCTTACTCAACCTAAGGAAGCCGATACAGAAGGAGAAACTAAGGAAGCTGAAGGAATTGAGAGAGCTAAGAATTTTAGTGCTGATATATGGGTTAGGTGGGGTTGGCTTGAGGATAATATAGTTTCTTATTACGCAAGTCATTCTAAGACCGGTGAAAGCGATCAAAGGATAGCGGAGTTTAGGTCTATAATGGGAGTCACTGGAAAATTGACTTCAGTGATAATAAAGAACGATCCAGAACTATTGACTCACGATCCTGGTATATTCGTTCTTCCAGGACAGTACAATCCGGAATACCATCCGGATCATCTCGTTTTAAACTCAGAAACGGGTGTTCCCGATTTTAATTATAAACAATTAGCAGAAGCATTTCAAGATGTAGAAGATTTTGCAGTAAAAGATAGTGATATGACACAGGGGTACCTTAGGAATATTTTTATAAATTTGACTCAGGTACAGTCGTGTTTTTCTTCTCCTGGTGCATCTATACAGAGTGCTATGTTGAAGTTAGCGAACAAGTTAAATGTAGGTGTACCCGTTTGGAAGTTTGAAATTGATCAGATTGACAATTTATCGACTGCAAAGGTCACGTACTTCATATCCGAAGTGTCTTCTCCACCGACTAAAGAAGATACCGATGAGAACATAGATAATGATCCTAAGACTTCGTACGTTTTTGAAAACTATGGGTATAATTCGATAATAAAGGATCTTAGTATGACTTCTACTATTCCTGACAAGTTTGCGATTTCAGTTGGATTAGGGGCAGTTAGGGAAGAGAAACTGGTGGAGACAGATCCTATCAAAGCGTTTTTGACACCGACTCCTCCTGATACTACGGAAGAGGAAAAAAGAGCAAAAGAATTGGCAGCATTCATGGCTAATCCAGAGAATGTTGATAAGATCGGTACTATTGAAAGCACGTTATCGACTAACGTTGATTTTGGAGGTAGTAGTGAAACCGATGGAGTAATGAAGGCTGCGGATGAGAAGGAACTACGGACTAAGGGTCTTAAGGATTCAGATTTCAATCATACTATTTCGGAAACTCTAGTGAATATTACTCCGACAGCAAAAGTCAGTTACGCGGAACAGTTTACGAGTAAGTACATGGATTCTCTTAAAACACAAGAGGGAATTATGGATGAAGTAATAAAAGGTTCCGGTGGTGTAATGGGGTCTGCACGTGCAATGTACAGTGCGGCTCAGACAAAAGACGGTAAAGAGATGGCCATAGAGTTTGCTAGACCGTACGATATGGAAGGAAAATTGAGACCTCACTACTTGAAGACTATGAAATGGTATTTAAGCGATAATCCTCTTAGTCCAATTAGTAACGCGGCTAAAACAATGTTACTACCAATTCAAGTAGATATGACTATAGAAGGATGCGCAGGAATATTTCCTGGAAACATGTTTAGACTAGCGTATCTTCCTAAAGAGTACGGTCAGACTGGTTTGGACGAGGAACATTCTGCTAAGACGTATTTTAGTGTAATGGAGGTGAGTCATACTATAAGTCAGGATACTTGGAGTACTCAGATTGGGGCTATGTTGAATAAAGTTCCGGCAACAGAAGAAGTTGGAGTAGTTGAAGGAAATGAAGCAGATCGCATAGCCGCAAAGAAGAAAATGATGAAAGATATAAATGCTGCGTATACAAAAGCAGTGGCTAAGTTTAAAGTACCGGTACCAAAAGGAGCCGCTGCGGGAGCTACGGGTAGCAATGGATAAGAAAAATATAGAGAGACAGGAAGGACCGTTCTTAACGAATATAGGTGAGTTTCGTTACACTCAAGACGATGCTACTGTTCGACGTGATCAGGAGTATTTCATATACTATCTAAAAAGTAAGGGTGTGAAATACGAGTTGACTTCTACTAAGGACGAGATAGTAAGAGATTTAGAAGTGATGCAGGAAACGTACAAGAGGGTACATACTCGGGCTATGAGGGATAGGTATCCACGTAGAGTGTATCCAACAAAGAAAAAATTACCGTTCGCATCGAAGTACATCCCTAGGATTTTTGCACGGAACAAGTTAAATCCAGGTGCAGAGATAGTAGAAGTTAGTACTGTAACTAAAACTAACAGTTATATGTTTGTAAAAATACAGTGGCAGATATCAGGTCCATTTGATCAAGTTGAAAAATTCAATCAGAAACAGCTCAATAAGGTGAACAAAGTTTTCCCGGGCATAGCAGAACGAATTCCCCTATTACAGCTTCACGAGGTAAAAATAATACAGGAGAAGGATGCTGCACAGTTACTAATGCACAATCCGTTTTATAATGGAGTGAATGTTCCACCTCCTATACCAAGTTTAAATTCCATTGCTAAACGTATGAAACGAAAAAAGTCAGCGAATCCACGAGGTAAAAAACGTAGACGAGGAGCAATTCGAGATACAAAAATATATTGAGTTTTGCGAATATAAATTAATATATATAATAAATGGTTATAGAAACAAAAGAGCAATACTCTGCGCTCTTAAAATCAGTACAAAATAAAGACGTTGATATCGTTGTAATTGGGGATGATCACAGAAATCATCCAGTAGAGAGTGGGGTGGTGATGGCATCCCTTAGGGTTGATTCTGAAATTTACGATGTAGTATTTAACCATTCCGAATCGTTTTCTGAATTGAGTATAGCTGATATGACGGGTGTTAAGAGATTTTGGGTTGATGCAGCTAAAAGTTTTTATCACCTTACTGGGTTTGAAAACGTTTACGATGTTAGACTTATGAATTGGGCTAACGAGAGTTTCTTTGCCGATCCATCTCCATCAAATGTTTTTGATTTTGTTTATTCGCATTCTCCCAGGAGGGGAAACGAAATAGTTCCATTAGTAAAGGTATTAGAATACTCTAGGGATAGGTTGATGTACATAGATAAAATGAAACAAGACCTTTCCGTAACTAAGCATGCTTTACGATATAATAAGGCAGCCATCACATTAGCTAAGGTTGAACAGGCTGGTATGAAATTAAGGGGAAGTTCGTTCGATAGTGTTTTTAAGAACGGATACGGATATTCAAACTACAACATGTTCACATCTACGGGTAGACCGTCTAATACCTTTAGTGGAATAAATTTTGGAGCGTTAAACAAAACGGACGGAACTCGTAAGAACATCCTCTCTAGGTTTGATAACGGAATGTTAGTAGAGTTCGATTACGATGCGTATCACTTGAGGTTGTTGGGTGATATACTAGATTTTAAGTTTCCAATAGATAAGTCTCTTCACCAGTATTTTGCCGATGAAGTTTATCATACAAGTTACGATGAAGCTAAGGAGAAAACGTTTCAAATACTGTACGGGAATTATCCCATAGACGAAGAAAAGAATCCCTTTTTTTACGGAGTGGATCGTCTGGCACACGCCATCCAAGACTACTTTAGTCAAAACAAATGCTTTAAATCGCATATTTATAACAAACCGTTTAGCATGGAGAACGTAATTGACGTTAACAAGAATAAGTTACTCAACTATTACATACAATCATACGAAACGGAAAGGAATTTAGGAGTCATTAAGGAAGTACAAGATTACTTACAGGAGAAGAATACAAAAATGATACTGTACACATACGATAGCTTTCTTTTCGACTTCGATATAAACGAGGGTTTGAATACAATTAAAGATCTTAAGAATATTGTAGAATCTAAAAAGTTCCCAGTTAGAATAGGTGCGGGTACCGATTATGATTCTTTAACTAATATTACGGAGAAGTTACATGAATCTAAATAAAATAGTGAACCAAGTAATAAACGATGTTTCCCTTGAAACGGCAAACGGCATGGTCAATTTAGACGATGCTCTACACGTGTATATGGTTCAGGAAAAGTTAAAGAAGTTTATCGATCCTACGTTAGTAGAGAAAGTGTTGTACGAAAAGGGTAATAAAAAAGAATTAAGTACGAAAGATAAAGAAACGATAAAAGATTTACAATACATTAAGGGTTCAGATCCCGCTGCTTATAGTAAAGATGGTAAATTACCAGCCGTGTGGATTAATGATGATGGAAAGTTAGTTAAACCAGAGAAAGAGAAAGGGGAGGATGAAGACGGTACGGCAAATCCAATGTATACTGGGGACGAACCAGGTGTTGAACCTCCTAAGGGAGAGGAAGAGGCTACACACAATACGGATTACGATCCTGATAATGCAGATTGGGAACCAGAAAGTAATTACGATCATAAAGCTGTTGCAAAATTATCAGATAAGTTAGAAGAAAAATTAGGTCAAATACCATTTGAAAAAGGCTCAAACGATAAAGAAGCATTTCAGAGATGTATAGATGCTATGAGAAACAATCAACCTATGGATCCTAAAGATGCAGAAATTTTTAACAAGTATGCTCGCATTAAGGAAACTAGCGGACAGAGTAATCCAGAATTTGCAATATATCTTTGCAATACTACTCCTGGGGATTTTAGACAGGGTAGAAGAAACAAAATAGAGATGGGAACTGGAAAATCTGCGCATTCTCTTAGGAGAAGGTGTGAGGCTCAAGGTATACAAGCATCATCTGCAACAACTTCTTCCGGATCGGCTCCTCCAAAAGTTCCAGGAAAAGTAATGACTATGACTAAGGTTGCTCAGTCTCACGGTGGTGGAGTAGTAGAACACGAAGTTAAAAAGACACGAGATCCAGAACCGGATGGACCAATATCAGAAGTTAGATTTGGAAATAGAGTTTTAAAAAGAATTCCAGAACCGGATCCGGATAAATTAATAGCTGAAGGATTGGATAAATTTTTGGAGATCAAGGGTGCTAATCCGGATTTATCTGATGAAGAAGTACAAAGGTTAGCTGAGAAAAGAATTAAGACTATTAAACGAAATAATAAGATGATAGATCAGTATGAAAAGATTGATACAGTAAGTGAAGCATCGTTAGTGGATGGTGCAGATTCTAGTACTCCAGAAGGAAGAGCTAAAGTAGCTAAGGAAGGTCCTAAAGTTATGGCTCAAGCTCTTAGAGAACAGATGGAAAAAGCTGGATCCCTTACTGAAGATGAAGAAAAAATGTTACAGAGATTGGAAGCTCTTGGAGATATCGAAGATTCTGAAGAGTACGAAAAGGAAGCTATGCAGCTGTTGTCCGATATGCAAAAAGTTGAAAGTATGAGAAAAGGTGTTCCTGATGTAGCTGAAGCCGTCATTATGTGTGTTATGAATAAGCAAGGTTTAGACTGTATAGCTCCAGCCGGAGAAACGTACAAGGTATCGGACTTAATTGTATTCCCACCAGAGGATGATCCTGAAAATCCAAATTCTGCAGAGTACATAATTTGGTTAGAGAGTGCAGGAGGATTGAGTGTTAAGTGGAAAGGTGGAGCAGCTTCAGGAGCTAGAGCAAAAATTGAAGTAACAGCATTTAAAGATGAAGATACTCAACAACATTGTACAGACATATTAGATTTACATAATAATTTTATGGGAACAAAACCAAGAGGTGCTAATTCTCCAGGAAATCCATTGGATGCCAATAGAATAGCAGCAGGAAAGGCAGAATTAGACGCTAAGGAAAAATGGGCTAGAGAACAGGGTCTTTTGAACGATGATGACTTTGATGAAAACGGAGATATGATTCTTCCAGGCAGTAAAAATAATAGGACTACTAAACAGTGGGCAGCTGATTCAGTAGCTGATTGGCAAGCTAAAGGTAGTTTACCTCCAGATTGTACACCGACCCTTATTACAGCTGGTGAAAAATGTTTAACAGATGATAATAAAAAATTGTTATTGGATTCTTTAGATCAATACTGTAGGGGTGGAATAATGTTATCGCTTATTCACAATAGAGATTTAGATTATCAACCCTACGGTAATGCAAATGGTACGGCTGATGAGTTAGAATTATCAAATGGAATAGACTGCGTAAATCACATGCACTTTCAGCCGAATCCAGGATTTGATTTTACACAGGATGTTAATGGAAATCACATTGTCAGACCGAATGCAGTTTATGCTGGACATTTGGAGAAGAAGTGTGATTAAGTTAAAAGACATATTATTGGAAGATGGTAGAACTAAGGATACCGCTGGAATTATACTAGTTTCTGAGATTGGAATAGTACTGTGTAAGGAAAGTGATTACTGGGGAATTCCAAAGGGTGGTGTGGATATTGGAGAGACTCCTTTAGAAGCTGCTATACGTGAGACTGTTGAGGAGACGTCTATACTTGTAGCTGCAGGTGGAGGTCATGTTAACAGTCAAGTGATAGAGGTTGCCAAGAAAAAGAATTCGAGGGGAGGAGATTACTTTATTTTTACTACTAATCTTAAACTTCCAATTATTCCTATTAAGAGTTCTGAACACGAAGAGGTTAGATATTTCGATTACACGCCTGAGAATGTAGATCCAAGGCTAGAAGGATTAATATAATGAAGACACAATTACTATGTACGTTTTGTAGTAAGTACGATTTCGATGATACCATCGAGCTCATTAAGTTGGCTGCAAACGTCATCTTCGACAAGATTTACGTGTTCGAGAACGTTGACGAACCGGAGTCTCTGATATGTACGTACAACGTAGAAAAGACAGATGATTTTATTCAGAACAACAAGACTATGGCAATTCATCGTAAGAAGGAGACTAATACTCTGTACACTATAAACGCTCTTAACGAAGCTATTCGCGAGGAGAACGATGGGATGTTGGATAAAAAGTTTTCGTTGAATTGGAGTACGTACCAGAACAGTTTACTCTTGACTAACGATCAGGGCTTGAACGTCATAAGAACAAAACTGTATAAAATAGTTAACGTTTAATATTTATTTGTATATGGAGAAATCTAATGCTACTTAAAGAATTATATCAATCAATGCACGGTAAGATCGACACGAGAATCGGTAGAGCTTTTGCTCCTATCACCGAGGTGGACGATGAGCAGATGATTAAATACAAGGATAACGATGGCGAGTCTCAGGAAATGAAGGCTAGCTCAGCTAAGACTATGCCGATGGATCATCCTGCTAAGGTCGAGTACGATAAGCTTGATGGAGGCGATGACGGTGGGGCGAAGAAGGGTGTTAACATCTTCGATAAACCATCTACAGAGCCAGAATCTGAACCAGAAGAAAAAGGTTCAGCTACGTCAGATGGAACTGAATTGGATAAAGGTTTATCAGATTGGCTTAGTACTCTGATGGAGCCAGATCCACAAGGGGATGATTATGCTTGGAATCCTGTTAAAGGCGATGAAGGTAGACAAGCAGGAATAGAATTTCAGAAAAAACAAGATGGTTGGTATGGCGAAATTGAAAGCACTAGAAATGATCCTCCATTGGATCAACCACCTTCTGAACCAAACGATGGATGGGCTGATACTGTAGGTGATGAGATTGCTGGTATTAATGGTGAAGATTCTCCAGAAGATTTTGCTGTAGCATTACAAAAAGCATCACCTGAAGCTAAAGCATGGTACGCGGAAAGAGGAATACCACCAGCAGCTGTTCCGGAAGAATCAGTTTCACGAAAAGGATCATTTAGAAAGATTCAAGAACAGTGGGTAAACGATAATCTTAACGTCTTGTAAGAGGAAAATATGATGAATAAAACAGATACACTAAAGAAGCTTATTCGTAACGAGATAAAGTCCGTTATAGCAGAAGGTACTAGAGCTTTAATTGGAGTGGAATCTTCTAACGGTAAGATTATGTCGGTGTACAATCACTACGATGGATACCCTCAGCATGCCGGTAAGATCCTTGACAAATATTATAGTAGCAATTCTAAGGTGTCAGAGTTGATAAAGTACGGTAGGTTTGGAATATCCTTTTTGGATAAGAGCATGAAGGGTGGAGACGATCACAGTTTTAAAGATCCCAAGAAGGGTGAGACTGTATTTTACGGCCGCGATAGGGGTGAACGGGATTACATGGTGTCTAAGGCCTCGAATCGTGATAAGCTGAAGTGGGATATGGGTACAGAGTACGCTTATATTTGGAGTCAGAAAGAAAAGAAGTGGTACTATAAGTCTAAGTACAGTAACCCACAGGATTGGACAGAATTATAAGTGGCATCTACGACATCTAATATTGACGTTACGACAGGAATAAGTGTTTCAATAGAATACTGCATGGAGTGAAACTACGAACCAAGAGCTCTCAGTTTGAGAGACGAGTTAAGTAATCAATTCAACATTCAAGCAGAATTAATTCAATCTAGTGGTGGAGTTTTTGAAATTATCAGGAATGGTGAATTAATTTTTAGTAAGAAGCAATCTGGTAGGTTTCCTAATAGTGGAGAGGTTGCTTCCTTAATATAAAAAAGTTATATAAAAATTGTGTTTTGGGATTTTAAGATAATATATATAATCTATCGGTAAAATAACCGATGTTTTTTGAAAATTGAAAGCAGGAAGGTTGATCGCCTTTCTGTGGGGTTGACCGAATAACAGGTTTCTTAAAAGGCTTGTAAAGTATCTCGATCCTCTATAGTGGAGAGTATTCATCCTGAATGTGGGTAATACTGGAAGACATTCTGTGAGAGAGTTTGGGTTAACACTACTTGAAAAAGTAGCCTACTTTTTCGCTTCACTGGGAGTACCCGAAAGGAAATCTCCCTGAGAACTGACCGAATAAGCCAATCTTTGAGGGCTAAGGTATTTGTTTAGAAGTTGTATTCGCTCTGACGGTGTTAATAACACTGAGGAGAATCGTAGTAACTTTCGGAAATAAAGTGTGAAGGCATAAAAATCAGAGTGATTCAATGTGGAATGGCTGTTCCACACCCCCAATATTTTAAAAAATCGGCTTGTGTTGCGTTTTAGTCTCCACTATATAACGACTTAAAAACCACCAAGCCGATTTTTTTTGTAAAAAAACGTGATTTTGGGGTTGTAGATTAATATATATTATTGTAATCAATGCACATTAAAAAGTAAAAAATAAGGAGAAATGTTATGGACATTACCGCAATAAAAGCGCGTCTAGATCAGCTTCAACAAGCAACTACTAAAACGTCCTCACTTTGGAAACCCAGTCCGGGAAAAACTCAAGTTCGAATTGTACCTTACAAACACAACAAGGATAATCCGTTTATTGAGTTGTATTTTCATTATGATATGGGAGAAAGGTTTTATCTTTCACCTATTTCATTCGGTCGGCCTGATCCGATTGAGGAGTTTGCTGTAAAGCTTAAAACCTCTGGCAGTAATGATGACTATAAATTAGGAAGAAAAATCGAAGCCAAAATGCGTACATTTGCCCCAATAATAGTACGTGGCGAAGAGCAGGAAGGTGTAAAGTTCTGGGGATTTGGTAAGATGGTTTACCAGGAACTTTTAAGCATCATCGCAGATCCTGATTATGGTGACATCACTGATCCAGTAAACGGTAGGGATATTGTAGTTGAATTCAAAACCAGCGAAGAAACTGGTAGAGCATTCCCAATGACTACGATTCGGGTCAAACCAAATCAAACTCCCGTAACGGAAAACCCTGATGTAATGAAAACCATTAAGGATACACAGCGTGATATCAAGGAACTTTATAACGAGATGGGTTATGATGATTTACATAAAGTTCTTTCTGAATGGTTGAATCAGGATTCGAGTGTAGATGATGACGATGTTAATTCTCCGGTAAAGAATGATCCTGTTAAAAAAGCTAAGAATTCGACATCGGATGTGTCTTCAGCTTTTGACGAATTATTCAATAACTAATCTGAAATAGGGCCCAGTTTTCTGGGCCCTTTAACATTTAGGGGAAATACTATGTCTAATAAAGACACGTTGGCATCAACTATTGCCGAAAGTTTAAACACAAAATTCAAAGGTCAGAAAGTTGCGTACTTTCTTGATGGATCTCACTCAACACCCACAGATATTAAAGATTTTATTTCTACGGGTTCTTCACTTTTAGATTTAGCAATATCTAATAGGCCTGATGGAGGTATTGCAGTTGGAAGAATAACTGAAATAAATGGATTGACTTCTACTGGTAAGTCTTTGCTTGGAGCTCATGTTTTAGCTGAGACTCAAAAGAAAGATGGAGTAGCGGTTTACATTGATACGGAAACATCCGTTAGTAGACAATTCTTAGACGCGATAGGATGTGATGTTTCTAATTTACTGTACCTACACATAGAGACGGTAGAGGAAATATTTCAGGCTATTGAAGATATTATATTAAAGATTCGTGAATCTGATAAGGACAAATATGTCACCATATTGGTTGACAGTTTGGCTGGAGCATCTACTAAGGTTGAGATGGCAGCTGATTATGAAAAGGATGGTTGGGCTACTAGCAAGGCTATTATTATTTCAAAAGCTATGCGTAAGGTTACTCAGATGATTGGTAGAAATAAGATTACGTTGGTCTTTACAAATCAATTGAGACAGAAAATGGGTGTTATGTTTGGTGATCCATATACAACAAGTGGAGGATTAGCTTTACCGTTTCATTCTTCGACTAGAATACGATTGAAGAATATGGGCCAAATAAAGGACAAAGAAGGAAATACAATCGGTGTAAAATGTAGGGCACAGGTTATTAAGAATAGAATAGGACCACCAATGAGAAGTGCAGATTACGATATGTACTTTGATCGTGGAATAGATGATAAAGGTGGATGGTTACAGGTTCTTAAAGACTTGAAAATTGCTACAAACAAAGGTGCATGGTATACCATTGACTTTAACGGATCAGAAAAGAAATTTTTGTCTAAGGATTTTGGTGATATCGTTAGTGGAAACGATGAATTCAAAAATTTTCTTTACGATAAGATATGTGAAAATAGCATACTCGAATATCAGGAAAATAGGGGAATTGATGATGTTGAATTTACTGATGAAGTCTTAAACGAAGATGCGTAAGCACTACGCTGAAATTCTATCTCAAATAGAAACGAAATTAACTACTTCAACCTCGCTAAACGATCATATTCTTTTAGTTGATGGTTTGAATAACTTCATCCGGGCGTGGTCTGCTTCCCCTGCTACCAACTCGGATGGAGTTCATATTGGTGGAATGATAGGGTTCTTGCAAAGCGTTGGATTCGCAGTAAGAACTCTATTCCCCACTAGATTGATTATTGTATTTGATGGTCCTGGTGGATCTCAACGACGTAGAAAAATTTATAAGGGGTATAAAGGAAAGCGTAAACCACCCAAACGTCCGTATAGATTTCAAGAAATGGACGTAGAAAACGATAAAGAAAGTATGCGTCGACAAATAAACAGGCTTATTGAGTACCTGTCTAACCTCCCTGTTACCATTGTTACAATTGATAATATAGAAGCTGATGATACTATTGCATACATCACGGAAAACGTATTAGCTGATTCTAAAATTTCTATAATGTCATCCGATAAGGATTTCCTTCAGTTAGTAAGCGATCGTGTTTCAGTTTGGTCTCCAACAAAGAAAATACTTTATGATAGATATCGTGTACAGGATGAATATAAAATGTTGTGTGAGAATATGATATACTATAGGATAGTTGATGGTGATAAATCGGATAATATTAATGGAATACGAGGTTACGCTTTAAAAACGATATTGAAAAAAATGCCATTTTTGAAGGATACAAACATAAGTAATATTGAAGAGTTTATAAACAAATCAGGTTTTAAAGATCACGAACAACTCTTAGAGAGAAACTATAGGCTTATGCAATTATCGGATGTAGACATATCTGGTAGTGCTAAGAGTAAAATATTAAATATTGTGAATGATATGCCAAGTAGACTTGTGAAGTACAAGCTTCATACGATGTTTTTAGAGGATAAAATAAATCAAGCGATAAGAAATCCTGATGTGTGGTTACAGCAAACATTTAATCCGTTAGATATGGTTATTGAGAATGCCCCCGATTAGTGATTCATTAACAAAATTTGGAAATACGTTTCAGACGAAGGTTATTACGTGTTTGCTGGTGGATGGTGAATTTATTCAAACAATTTACGATTTACTCCAAGCTGAGCAATTAGATACGGAATCAAAACAGTGGTTAGTTAGGGAGATTAAAGCATATTTTTACGAGTATAAAGCTATTCCCACGTTAGATACCCTAAAAGTTAAGATCAATACAATAAACAGTGATATTCTAAAGCAATCTGTGGTTGATGAACTTCGAGAAATAATGAAGTACATAGAAGCAACCGATTTAAATTTTGTAAAGGATCAGACTTTAGAGTTCTGTAGAAATCAAGAGTTAAAGAGTGCTATAGTCAAGTCAGTAGATATGCTTCAGTCTGGTAGGTATGACGAAATTAAGAGACTCATTGATAATGCTATGAGAGCTGGCACCAGACGAGATGTTGGTTTAAATTACGTTAAAGAATTTGATTCTATAATGGATCAGGTATCAAGAGAAGTTGTTTCAACTGGGTGGGGAGCCGTAGACGGTATTACAGATGGTGGATTAGCTGGTGGAGAATTGGGAATAGTTGTTGCTCCAGCTGGTGTGGGTAAGAGTTGGCTTTTGCAAGCACTGGGAGCAAATGCACTTAGAGCTGGTATGAATGTTATGCATTATACACTAGAGCTTAATCAAGCATACGTTGGTTTACGATACGGAGCTATATTTTCTGGTATTGAAACTTCACAAATACCTGAACATAGAGATAAAGTAAAAAAGATTATCGAGGATCAGTGTAAGGGTGAGTTACTCATAAAATACTATCCATCTAAGGCTGCTACTGTACAAACTATTTTCACCCACTTGAAAACAATTGAATTAATGGGTCATTCTCCAGATATAGTTTTTTTGGATTACGCAGATTTATTAAGTGATACGTCAGGATTTGGAGAGATGAGACATCAGTTAGGAAATATTTATGAAGAGTTACGGGGTTTGAGTGGAGAGTTTCAAGTTCCAATATGGACTGCTTCTCAGGCGAATAGGTCTAGTTTAGAGGAACATATAATTGGAGCTGAAAAAATAGCAGAGTCGTACAACAAAATCATGATTGCAGATTTTGTTTTGAGTTTATCTAGAAAAATTGAAGATAAGGTAGCGAATACCGGAAGAGTCCACATAATTAAGAACAGATTTGGACCAGATGGATTAACATTTCCGACGATGATGAATACAGCTACTGGACAAATAGACATTTTTGATTCTGGAACGTCGTCCGGACAAGCAGTGCAAAGTAAAATGAATAATGGAAATGAATATGTCAGAAAATTACTTAAAAAACGTTATGACGAGTTTGACACGAACTAAGTGTTTATAATATAAATTCCGGAGAAAGTTATGTCAGAACCTTTTGTTTTATCAACACCATTTGTACAGAAATATAAGAGAAAAAAACCACCATTTGGATTTAATGGTCTAGGTGAATTAGTTTACATGAGAACATATTCTAGAATTAAAGAAAATGGAAAAAATGAACAGTGGTGGGAAACTATTAGACGAGTTGTAGAAGGTGCATACACCATGCAGAAAAACTGGATTGATTCTCATCAATTGGGTTGGAATCCATGGCAAGCTCAGAGGTCGGCTCAAGAAATGTATTCTCGAATGTTCAGTATGAAATTCTTACCACCGGGCCGTGGATTGTGGGCGATGGGTACAAATCTTACTGAAAAGAGAGGGTTATACGCGGCGCTTAATAATTGTGCATTTGTATCAACTGCTACTCTTAAAGATGATATTGCAAAACCATTTTGTTTTTTGATGGATGCATCGATGTTGGGTGTAGGAGTTGGTTTTGATACGAAGGGTGCTGGTGAAATCATTGTTAAGGGTACAAATAGCAATAGAAAAGAAGAAGAGTATCAGATACCTGATTCTCGTGAAGGTTGGGTTGAATCATTAAAATTAGTATTGGAATCGTATTTTCATGGAACAGCTCCAATAAAATTTGATTATTCACAGATTAGACAAGAAGGAGAATCAATCAAAGGGTTTGGCGGCGTGTCTAGTGGTCCTGAACCGTTGATGAAATTACACGATGTTGTAAAAATGGTTATGGATAATAATACTGGTGAACCAATTACAGTAACTACAATTGTAGATGTAATGAACTTGATTGGAAAATGTGTAGTAGCAGGAAATGTACGTAGAACAGCTGAGATAGTATTTGGTGCAGCAGATTCAGAAGAATACTTAGATTTAAAAAATTATAAATTGAACCCTAAGAGAGAGTCGTATGGATGGACGTCTAACAATTCAGTTTTTGCAGAACTTGGAATGGATTATTCTGATGTATGTACTAGAATTGTAAACAATGGTGAACCGGGTCTTGCGTGGTTAGATAATATGCAGAATTATAGTAGAATTAAGAATGGAAAAGACAATAAAGATCATAGAGCAGCTGGCGGTAATCCTTGTTTGGAACAAACTTTAGAATCGTATGAGTTATGTTGTCTTGTGGAAACGTTTCCAAACAACCATGAATCATTAGAGGATTATAAGAGGACACTTAAATATGCTTATCTGTATGCTAAGACGGTAACACTTGGTAAAACACATTGGCCAGATACTAATAGAGTTATGTTAAGAAATAGACGAATTGGTTGCTCAGTAAGTGGTGTTGCACAGTTTATTACAAATAGAGGTTTAGAAGAATTAAAAGATTGGTTGGAAGAAGGGTACGATACAATTCAAGATTGGGATAAACAATATAGTGATTGGTTTGCTGTACCAAAATCAATTAAAACTACATCGGTTAAGCCAAGTGGTACAGTTTCATTATTGGTAGGAGCAACTCCTGGAATGCACTATCCGGAGTCAAGATTTTATATTCGTAGGATTAGATTATCTAAATGTTCAGAGTTAATAGAACCTTTAACTAAAGCCGGTTATAAGATAGAACCTGCATTTGGTTCAGAAAATTCTACGGTAGTTGTAGACATTCCAGTTGATGCTGGGGAGGGTATAAGAACAGCGGCTGAACTTTCGATTTGGGAACAATTCAGTTTAGCCGCTTTCTTACAACGACATTGGGCAGATAATCAGGTTAGTTGCACTGCTACATTTGACCCCGAAACAGAAGCAGATGAACTACCACACGTGTTAAATTATTTTCAGTACAAATTAAAGGGTATATCATTACTACCAAGATCAAGTGGTGGAGCTTATAGACAGATGCCGTATGAGGCTATAGATGAAAAAAAATATGATAAAACTGTTTCTAAGTTGAAGAAATTGAATTTTAGACAAGTTAAGGGAAACAAAGCGGTTGTAGATAGGTTTTGTGATGGTGATGTTTGCGAACTTCCTGAAGCATAGAAATATATGGGGCTGTGGTATAACGAGATTACTCCGCACTTGCACTGCGGCAATTAGGGTTTGACTCCCTACGGTTCCACACAATAAAAAAGGGATAAAAATAATACATACATATCTAACATTAGAATACATATCAATAGTATTGTTTGGGATTATAATAGTACTATTTAGT